TGGACTTCGAAGTCCTCCGGCCGCCAGTTGTTATAGACAAGCTTGTCGAGACTGCAGAACTCGCCGAGCGCATAAATGCGGTAATAGGTCGGGTTGGTCTTGACCATTGCCTCGAGAGCTGCCACGTACTCCTCCGGGAGAAAGCGGTTATCCTTGTATGTGGTCCGGAGGATGAGGGTATCGTCTGCGCCTGCAAGGTCCTGCTCATCCTCGAACCACCGCTTATATACCCAGTTCGCTTTTGATACCGGGTTAAAGCTGGCAATAATCTGCAGATCGCCCTGATCGGACCGCAGTCGGAGGTTGAGCTGGTCGAAGTCTTCCTCTGTCAGTTCGTTCGCTTCCTCTACCCAGATGTCCGTGATCCCTACGATCGACTTGATACGCTCCGGGTCATCTATTCCCTTGAACAAAAAAACGCTGCCATTAGGCAACGCTATTTCATAATCGGAGCGCCGGATCTGACAACGCTCATATATATGCCAGGACTGCAGCACCTCGATGACCAGCCTCCAGCAGCTGTCTTTCTGGGAGACTAAGGTCTTCCTTACGATCAGCACCTTCCGCCTGTTCTTCAGCGCCTTAAGGATGAGCTTCTGCGCAATAAAGTGCGACTTTCCGGAGCCTGCTCCGCCGTAATACACCTCGAAGCGCCGGCTGTAATCCTCCAGATAAGGCAGATAAGTCTCATTGAAAACCTTAGATTTGTTAAAAACGAGGTCAATCATCTTCAAATCCTATCCGGATGATCTCAGTCTCTACCGCTACGGTGTCCTTCGGCTTCTGGCCGATCGTGTCCCGGAGCGTCTCGAAGTCCTGGCGGTCATCCTTCGCCCTTGCGATCAGATTGTCGATCATCTCGTCCCAGTCGGTTTCACCCATTCGCTCGAGGATCCTGTCCTTTATTAATTTGTTTTCCCTGCGTGCTTTGCCAGATGCGATTCCACCAGCGCGTCCGTTTTTCACGGCTTCCTCGTGGCTTTGGTCACTTGTAAATGGCCGCAGGTTTCCAATGTTAGCCATAGCCGTGCCTCCAATCAAAAACCCCGGCCGGAGCCGGGGCTAAAGGAAAGTGTAATATGAGATGAATACCAAACATCCTTCTAATTCATGCTACATAATAAACTCTAACCAACTCTAATGGACTCTAAAATACTGCCCAGCGCCTTTTTGTGGATAAAATAGACATTCTGCTCCGAGAACTTCAGCACCTTCGCGATCTGCTCGAACTCCATGCCGTCGATATACCTGCACCGCAGGAGCAGCTGCTGCTCTCTGGTCTCTGCGAGCTGGATCAGCGCCTCGGTCTCTTCCTTCGCGTTCCGGACCTCTTCGAGCACTGCGCGCAGCTCGGTCTCGAGCGTCACCTTATCAAGGACAACGCTCTCGTACTTCGCACTTGCCGACGATGAGGATCTGACGCGCTCAGACAGATCGGAGAGCGACCGCATGCTGGTGCTCATGTGTTCAAGTTCTTCCAGCCGGCGCAGCTCTGTCTCGTAATCCTTCAATATTCTCCTGTACCTTCTAAGCTTATCTTTTAAGATCTTTTCAGTCATTATCTTTACTAAGGGTCTTCTTCGCTATCACGCTGATCCCGTGGATCCTGTTCTCTACTCTGACGCTGTAGCCTTCCGCCTTGTACTTATCCCGCAGTCCGTCCGCCTTCCAGCGAGCCCGGTCGGTTACCGGGGTCAGGTGATGTATAACTTTTAGTGTCTCAGTCATCCGCTTCCCCTTTCCGCATGTCCGCACCGCTATACGGCTCTGGCAATGGCATCCATGCGATAGCCGCTCCATCCCTCAGATTTGGGTAACAATCCGATTCTAAATCGTCATATTCATCGCCTACCCAATAATCACCTTCAATCGGGAAGCCGTCATCGTCACAAATATACGGTATTCGTTTCTCGATGCAAAAAGCATACCCATCCCATGTCAACACGGAAACATTGTATTCTGGAAACCTCTCACTGCATGGAATCCACTGCTGTGCGGATGGCAAATCCTCAATTGCGTAAACAGCCGAACGTAATCCGTCATTGAATGCCACGTTATACTCTAAATAATTGCCAAATTCATTCGCTTCTTTTGCTTCAATTGTATCAATCGCATCCTGTCTGCTTATTAAGTCGCTCATTGTTATCTCTTCTCCCCTCTACTGCAAAAATCATTGTCGTCAACATCTTCAAATCCTGTCCATTCGCATCGTTTCACGGGGAAACCAAACGCTCGATTATCTGCGAACTGATAATGTTTACAATCTTTACACCTCGTGAGTGCGGACGGCAAGTCTTTAATGGCGTCCCTAACCGCAATCAATGCCCCACTGCCAAGTTGTCCTTCCAATAAGTCGATAGCACTATTGCAAACTTTTATTGCCTTCTGCCTGCTGATTAAGTCGCTCATTCGTCTACCTCGCTTTCTCTTGGATCTGTCCAATGTGGGCAATTAATTCTTGTGGCATCTCCCCATTCAGGCAGGTAACTGCAGCCCTTGTTTATCATTCCGCAAGTGTTGCAACAAGGCTGAACAGATACCCTTTCATAGAACCTTATGCAATCGGCAGCGTACAAAAGTAAATCCGTGAATTTTCGGCTGTCTTCTTTTGTGAAAATTCTGCTCATTATTCTACCTCGCTTTCCTTTCTCCTCATTCTCTTTTACAAAGTTACACAGGTCACAGTCCCCGACACAAAGGACTCGGTCGCAGTCTTCCGTCCACGCCCATTTACTCACACTCATTTTAACCTCCTCTATAATCTCTCCCCGTTACTGCAGTAATCTTCATCCGTGCAGAACGGGAGCCCGAAGTCGTTCGCGCATTTGATCCTGCTCTGCGGCCTGTAATATTTGCAGTTTTTGCATGTCAGCACGCTCGGCTCCGCAGGCTTAGCAGCTCCTTTCTGGTACAGCTCTTTGATCTGCACCTTGTAGGCGTTCTCGACCGTCACCTTCGACAGGATGCAGTTGCGGCAGTCCGGACAGACCGAGACCCCGCACTCCGCCAGACAGATCGCCGCCTTAAATTCTTTTAATCTTGCATGTCTATCATAGCCAGACATCCGATCAACCTCCTAAATTCTCAAAATGTTCGCTCCCCACGATCGCGGTAGGGTTAAGCTCTTTTTTCGCCCATCCGGTAAACATCCTCTTCCACTGCTTCGCATCCAGGAAGACCTCGCGCTTATTGAACTGGATAAACTTCCGGATGCTCGCCTCTGACGTCTGGATCCTCTCCGCCTTGGCATAGTCTAATATTTTCTGGTACATATAATTTTCAAAAGCAGTTTCAGTTCTCGGGAGACTGTCGTCGGGTGGTGGCTTACTAACTGGACTGTTTTGGACTATGTTGGACTGGACTGTACTGGACTGTACTGGAAGAACAAAAAACCCCTCTGAACCCGCATTTTTGGCGGATTCTTTTGTGAAATACTCGCGGTTTTCGTTCAAAAAAAGCCTCTGAAATTCCTTTTGATAGATCGTTGGACGGTGGTTTTTTATCGTGTTCATGACGTTCCAGTGTGTGATCGCGTATATACCATTGTCTAACGCGATCAAAAAGCCTGTATCAACTAAGTGCTGCAGGTTCGCTTTTCGCGCTCCTGCTATACTCATGTGATAGCTGACTCCGTTAAGCATGCCGTCATCATCTGCGCTTAAAACGAGGTAGGTATACAGGAGCTTGTCCAGCGGTTTAAGTCCGATAAACGCGTCCGAATAATAGACCGCGTCGCTTATCATTCGCTTTTTTGCCATTTATAACCCCCACAAACTCCGTAAATGTTCCCAAGGTCATCCACCCACTCGCCGGTGATCACGCGGCCGGACTTCATGATCTTAGGCTTTACTGTTATATTTCTCTTAGTGCCGTCTGCCAGCGACTCGCAGATATAAGCGCCGAACTGGTCATTATACAAGCGCCGGCTGACTACTTTAGCTTCCAATGTTGTTTGTCACCTCCTGGGCGGAGCTGCCTCCGCCCGTTTATTTCGTGATAATATCATTTAGCCTTGTGGCTGTGCGTTCTGTGTCTCTCTCCAGTCTGATACCTTGCGGTTGATCTCGGTATACTGCTCAGTGTTGAGGTCGGTCAGCCTCTTGACTTTGTACTGTCTGCAGATCGCTGCGATGTTTACATTCGCATCCTTAAGGATGTGCTCAAGGATCTCCGCCTCCTGCGGGCTGATGGTCTCCGCGCGTGTCTGCTGTTCGATCGCGTTCACGACCTCCTCAGAGGATGCGATGCTGGTATCAATCCCGAAACCGGCGAAGCCGAGCGCCCTGCCGATCGCGGACGTCTCGCAGTTCTCTATATAGCTGGTCTTGTTGATGTAGCTGGAGCTTTCCTTTTCGTATGCTGTGCCGGTCGCCAGCGTGTGCCGGATGACGGTGCCGTCCTCGTTATATACACAGTATCCGACCGATGCCCGGAAGGTGCAGACGCCTCCGGCGTTGCTGATCATCTCCGCGTTGATGTAACCGGTCGGGTACACCTTCCGGAAAGCCTTCACCCTCTCGTTAACCTGTACGTACTCCTTGCCCTTGATGTTGGTCGTCAAGAGTTCAGAGCAGGCCTTTGTAATGTCCTCATATGTAACCTCGTTAAAGTTCATCTTTATATCCCTCTTTCCAAATCTTTAAAAAGTCTAAAAACCTCATCGTGATCAGCCAGTCCTCCCGGCTCCTGCGATGCACTACAACAGGAATCTTTCCCCGGCGTTGTTCTATGCTCTGTTTCATCCAGTCGTGGATCTTCGTCGTTTCCTGACGCTTCACCTCCCAATGGATCGGGGTAGCGCTCACGATATCCGGCTCCCGGTTGAACACCTGTCCGCGCCTCGCCGGGATCCCGTAGTCGTTCAGGATCCGCACGACCTCGCGCTCCGCATTGGCTCCTTTGTCCCGCTGAGACTTACCCATTGTTAAGTCCCTCCTTGATCGTGATCGCGCCGTACTTGATGGCGATCGCCTTGAGTCCTTTTTTATACTGGCGCTCTGTGGCAGCCTTATCTTTGACGTATTCCTCGAAGCAGACCGGGCAAAGGTCCGCGCTTTTCTCGAGGACAACAGCCCTATAGCATTCCGAAGCAGGGACCATCTTCCCGCATCTGTCGCACTTATACACAATCATTGTTTTGCCTCCTGGATCTCCTTGCGCAGCTCTTTGAGTTCTGCTAAAATTTCTTTAATGATTGGAATCAATTCGGAAGAAGAACCTCCTGTATAATCTTCAAGGGACAGCTGATTATATTCGGGTTCTTTTTTCGTTTCCGGGAGCAGATCGTCGAGCTCTATACTGAATTTCTCCTTAAGTAACTTAAGTGTCTTTTTCGAGAGTTTCCCGGTATTTACTGCCTCGCCTATAGTGCTGGGAGATAAGTCTATAATTTTAGCTGCTTCGGACATTGTAAGGTTTCGCAGCTGCAGCTCCCTCTTCAGTTTGTTTCCTTCGATCTCATACATTGCCATCTTTTACAGTTCCCTCCTTTGCTTTTGGAGCCAGTCCTCTGCGCACTCCTCGCACCAGATGCTCCACGGCTCAACCTCGTAACCATAGCCCTCAACAATGTGCTCCCCGCATCGTGGGCAGATCGGAAGCTCCGCCTCCTTCTCTTCTTCAATCCGCAGGTGTTCCTGCAGGCTCATGTCTAACCGGCACATTTTCCTCCTCCTTCCTCTTCTTTTCTGCCTCGAGTCCCTTAAGCGTGTAACTGTATCCGGTATAATCGACCGCCTTAAGGTACTGCGTCGCCCCGGACGTGTTAAGGTTGAGCTCCCCGGGAATGTACGACAGTGTCGCCCCGGAATATAACAGCGTGACGAGGTTGATATACCTCTCTGACTGTCTTATTAATTCGTTGTAATCTTCGATTGATATCACTATCTTGCCTTCCATAAGTTAACCCTCCTGTGTTCTTGGTAGATATCTGTATACTGTCTGTATACTCTTCCCGGTCATCTTGGCGACCTCCTGCGCGGAGTGTTCCCCGGCATTCCATGCCTTAAGGATCGCCTGCTCTGTCTCGCCCCGTTTGGCTGGCTTTTTCTTCTCCTGCTTCTTCGGCTCCGGTGCTTCTTCGTCTACCAGGAAGCGGCAGCCCTAGAACAGTTCCTCGAGCGTGATGATCTTCCGGTCCTTGATCACGAGCACGTTTTTGAGATTGCCGGCTATAGCCTTCGGTTTTACTTCTTTGTACATTGCTCTCATTCCTCCATCAATTGCGGGAACAGCGTCCCGAGTGTCTCAAGATATACCGGCACGTCATCGAACTCGTCACCGGCCACGCCTACGAAGAGCGCCGTGCCCTTGATCATGTCATTGCCGAACCGGAAATTGTCGGGCAGGTTCATCAGTTTGCCCTCCTCGTTTACGATCATGGCGAGGTTGGTCGCGATCTGCACGGTCTCTATATAACCGCCTACCAGCTCCTGCAGTGCCTCCAGTTCGTTAGCTACTTCGATCTCTCGAAGTTTCTCATGTGGTTTCTTGATAAAAATCTTCACGAATTCCTCCTTTTACCAGACGTATATACCGCCTTCTTCATATACCCAGCTGTCCGGGATCATCATGCCGTTGCAATACATCACATAGCTCGGGTTAAGGTAGCACTCCCGGAGCGCGTTATATGCCCAGTCTGCAATCTCGATCTCGTCCATCCAGCTGCCATATTGCCCGCCGTTTGAAACGCTGTCCGCCTCTCCAAATGCCTCATACAGGTCCGGATATCCCCAGCAGTTTTCTGTTGCTCTTACCCAGCAACAGCAAGCAACATAATAACTGAGCGGGCTGTTTCCATATCCCTCATAAGTGATAATTTTCAGCGCCCTGGTCGTGTCGAGCTCGCTGATCCCGTACAGCGTCGCGCCTAACTGCCATACATCCATAGCAGAGTAATCCGGCACAGTTGTGACTTCTTCCATTTGTTGCGTCTTCCATTCCTCATAAGACAGGCTTACCGTCTCCGGCTCCGTGCGCAGCTCATAGCTTGCAGTTGTATGCTCCTCTATGAACCTGTCGACCTGCGCGATCTGCGCGTCCGCCTCTGCTGTTGCGTTGACTGCGTTAATGACGACCAAACCAACAAAGACAGCAATTAAAAAGATGATCGTATATCGATATGTGCGTTTCATTTAGATATATCCCTTCTTGAAAAGTTCCTTTGTCCTGGCTACATCGATCAGCCAAGGACTATTCCCTTCATGTCCCCGCGTCAGCTTCTGCCCGACCTGGTTCCTGTACTCGCCATGCAGGGCGTCAACGATGCGCTTGCGCGGGATCCCGGTCTCCCTGATAAATTCGTTCAGCCTCATGTAATCCTTCATATCGCACCTCGCTCACAATACGTGAGTATTAAACGTAAAAAATTTTGTGGATAGGCTTTTTATAATAGTTCGCTATCCTGATCTTGATGGAATCGCGCGGGATGCGCTGCCCGGTTTCATACATCGAATAAGCGGACGCGCTAATATTAAGGGCCCTAGCTACCTCTGCCTGGGTCCTGCTTCCCCGCAACTCTACGAGCCGCTTGCCTATGTCGTTTTTATTGATGTTTTCCAATATGACCGCCTCCTTCCTAAATATTGCTCACGATTCGTGAGTTAACTCTATACTACACGAATTGTGAGCGGTTGTCAACACAATTCGTGATTTTTTATATTGTATTTTTTCACTAAATGTGAAACAATTCTATTAGGAGGTGATCCGTATGGCTGAGTTCAAGGATATGCTTAAATTTTATAGGAAAATAGCCGGCTTGTCGCAGGCTGATCTAGCCAGGAAGCTCGGGCTTAGCCCGTCAACGATAAGCATGTATGAGGTCGGGCAAAGACAGCCCGATTTTGAGACAGAGGAGAAGATCGCGGACTTTTTTAACGTAGACCTCAATACACTGCGCGGTAAGGATGTCGAGCAGATGACCGCGACCAGGTCGATACCAGTCTACGACCGAGTGGCCGCAGGGATCCCGGTCGAAGCGATCGAGAACATCATAGACTTTGTAGACATACCAGCGCACTGGCCCGGAGATTATGCTGGTTTCCGCGTCAAGGGTGATTCTATGGCACCGCGTATTATTGAAGGCGATTATCTTATAGTCCGGAAACAGGCCGACGCGAACAGCGGGGATATAGTTGTCGCTATGGTTAACGGCGAAAACGCTACCGTTAAGCGACTGATCAAGAGAGAGGACGGTATAACGCTCCAGCCGTTCAACCCTGTATATGAACCGTTTTATTTTTCAAATAAGGAGATCATGCAGCTCCCCGTTACCATATGGGGCAAGGTTGTAGAGAACAGACAAAAATATTAAGGAGAGGGAAAATATGAAAAAGGTAATTCTAATTTTAGGTGTAGCCCTGCTCTTGGCAGCGTGTGGGCAACAACAAACCGCAGCACCAACAGAAGCAGCACCGACAGAAGCAGCGACGACCGTTGCACAGGGAGAACTCCCGGAAGGCACGATACAAGCACAGGATGACGCCGTAACGCTCGAGCTAGAGATCAACGAAGTAGATGAAAGCGGGTCTTATGGCATCACAGGGGTATTTACTAATAATTCAGATATAAATATTACCGAGTTTATGGCTGAATTTCAATGCTACGACGAGAGCGGCAAGGCATTAACTAACCCCACTTACTTCTGGTACTCCGATTACATGTATGATTACGCGTTTACGACCGGCAAGACTGTGACATTGTATCAGCATATTCCAATAGAGACCTATAAGCTGGTCTATAGTACGGTCTACTTCGGAGACGGCGACGGAAACGCTTATGTCAGCTATATATCTGACAACGAGGGGGTTTTTACACTTGAGTAAATACGTTAAGCAGATCGTGCTCGGGAGAGATGCGGAAGGCAAGCAGATCCGAAAAAGGATATACGCCAACAGCCAGCGGGAACTCGAGCGCAAGATCGAAGAAGTTCGAAGTGAATACCGGAAGGTCCGCAGGCCGTCAGCGGTCACCTTCGGAGCGTATTCGGAGCGATGGCTGGAGGTCTACAAGTCTGCGCGGAGCGTCAAAACGAAAGAGATGTATCGGGGCGTCCTCAACAAGTGCGGGAGCCTTACCGCGATCCCGATCAAGGACGTAACCAAGACCGACCTGCAGGCGATTATCAACGAGCACCGCGAACACGCAAAGACCTGCAGAAACATTTCGCTCACGCTTAAGCAAATATTTAAGGCAGGCATTGCGGACGGGATTATCGTATATAACCCGGCGGACGCTCTGGACCTGCCGAAATATGTACCGCGTGAAATGCGGTTTATTACAGATGCAGAAATGAAAATAATAAAGGAAACAGATCTGGAGCCACTCGATCGGCTCTATGTGGAGGTCTTGCGCTGTACCGGGATGAGACCGGCGGAGGCGCTCGCCCTGCAGTGGGGAGATATCGAGACGGACAGGATAAGGGTTAACCGCTCTTTCGAGTACGAGCATAACCAGGCGAAGGTTAAGCTTCCTAAGACAGGCAAAAAGAGGGAGATACCCATACCAGACAGCCTTTACAGAACGCTGTCAGACGAACAACAGCGGGGTATTTTCGTCTTTTCCGGTGCTGATGGTTCACCTCTTCGGCGGTCGGATTATAAAGACTTATATAAGCGGGTATTTAGCGCCATCAACGAGGCGCTGGGAGGCTCTGACAAGCTCGACGTGCTTAACGGAATGAATTTTTACTCGTTCCGGCACACGTACGCGACGCAGGTCTTATATTATCAAGGAGTCCGGAATGGTCTGATCACGACAAAGAAGGCCGCGCAGATCATGGGGCACAGCGAGAAGATGTTTATCGAAAGATACACTCACATAGACGAGGACAAGGAAGCTATAGACGAGCTCAGGAGTCTTGTCATCTAACAGGTTGCGCACAGTTTGCGCACATTTATAGCGGAAATATCGCGTAAATAGCGCATTCTTAGGTCGACTCTTAATCAGGGTGTGCAGGGTTCGAGCCCCTGGAGGCGCAGGGCGGCAGAAGGCCGGGAAATCCAGTATTTTAGCGGGTTTCCCGGTTTTTTCATGCCTTTTTTTCGGGGTATAATGTAGACTTGTGTAGTGCATTGTAGTGCATTGTGTGCGCACAGTTCGCGCACAGTAAAAGCCCCGGAGATTATCCCCGGGGCTCCCTGTGCTATATGTTTAGCCTTGGAGGTAAACAACTTACTTTACTCCGAGCTTTTTCATCAGCTTGTGGAAGATGATGCACGCGTCTCCGCGCGTGATAGGCTCGTCCGGTCTGAATGTGCCGTCGTCGTAGCCGTTAATAAGCCCGGCGGTATAGCATGCCTTAATGTGGGAATATTTCGGATGACTTGCCGGGACGTCCTTGAAGTTCATCTTTTTGTCTTCTGTGTACTTAAGCCATTTAACCATCTTCCCCCAGTGGGTCCAGCTTCCATTCTGGACTCCGCCCATATGGTTAAATCTGCGCCCGGACTTGTCGACGTAGCTGTAAAGCACTCCCCCGCCCCACGCTCCGGTGGCTTCGATGCAGTTATATACGTGCCCATTTTTCACGACTTCCTTCGCGATATAACTGCCAATGTGGCCCGGCATATACAAAACTGCGACGCAGTTCATTTTCGAGAAGTTGGTCGAGTAATCGCACTGAGCGAGCAGTCCCCACTCTGTGACGTCCCCGGTCCGGCTGAAGTCATTGCAGAACGATCCGGGGGTCTTGCTGTATTCCCATCCGTTGATGATGGTCTTCACGAGGTTGTTGCAGTCCCATGTTGTGCGGGTGCCGTCGAAGTATCCGCAGTTGTACGGATAGGGCTGGTCGTAGCCGTTCGGGATCGTCGCCGCAAGCTCGAGCTTTGCTACATATTCTTTATCGGTTTTAGGGTATGCCATCTAATTGCCTCCGTTCTGTTGTTTGTTGTAGGTTGCTGTGCTAATGCCAAGGATCACGCCGAGGAAGGTCGTAACCGCTGCGATCGTGCCGACGATAGCCTCGGCATAGGGTAACGACCATATGCTCGCCAGTGCGAAGTACAGAGTGCCGAGCGCCGGCAGAACGATGGCGCAGATCCATTTAAGAACATCATATACTTTGTTAGGTAATTTCATTCGTCTCCTCCCTTATTGTTGAACCACTGAGGCTTTGCTACCGCGTACTCTTCGAGCCACTTATTGAAGAGCGGGGTTAGGTACCAGTTAGCCTTCAGCTCTCCGAAGTAGCGCTCTGCAAGCCTCAAGATCTCCGCCTTTTCTTCCGGATAATCCGACAGCATGAGCAGGAGCTGAGTCCGGAGCGCGTCCTTCTCAGACTTTACAAACTCAGTCTCGAGGTGTTCCAGCTTGTCCTCTATCGCTTGGAGCTTCCCCTTGCGACTCGTTGCCAAATTAAAAACGCCGGCAATCAGTGCAGACAAGGCACCGCTGCCGACTATCGCTATAATTATGTTTTCCATGTTGTCCTCCTATGCGGTGCGCTTGACTGTGGCTGTAATCTGAGCCGTTACCGGCGTGTTGTTTGTTACTGCGGTCGTTGCGGTGTTCGCCCTTGCTACCGCGTACTCTGTATTGAGCTGTATCCGGAACCCGCTGAACTCCTTCGCCTCGACAGTAAAGGCTGCGATCTCGTTGCTCCGGACCGCTTCGCCGTTGCTGATGATATCGAGGAAGCCCGTACCCATTGCGGTATAGGTCGCTCCATCCGTTCCGCTTCTCAAATAACCGTATACGCCATTGATAAATCTTGTAATGATAGACAGGTCCGTAATTTCATACGTACCAGCGCCAGCAAAGGCATAAGGTAAGAAGAAATGGAGCTGCTTCTGCGACCCTTTGACGAAGCCCGCCGCGTAAATGTTTGTAAGCGTTATAGACTCGCCGACCTTTGGGAATCCTAACCTAGTCCCGCCGGTTGAATCTGCGTTACAGCCTATATATACGTCGCCGGCAAGCATCGCGTTGCCTCCAAAGTCCACCGCGAGAGCGTTCGAGCGGTTCGAGTCATCCGCACCGTTGCCGATAATTAACGAATGCGACGAACCCGAAGGGGTTCCTGTAGGGGTTCCCCTTTGCACGTTATATTTTCCTATCGCGGTCTGATAAGCTCCTCGTGCAATAGTGCCAGCGTTTTGCGCATGGGAGTAATATCCTTCCGCCTGTGTTCCGCTACCTTCCGAATGGGAAGAGAGCCCGCTGGCGGTAGTATTGTAGCCCTCTGCATGAGAATAAAATCCTTCCGCGCTTGTACTGTACCCTTCTGCGTGGGATGCCGTTACAGACGCGCTTGTACCGCGCCCTTCTGCGTGAGAATAATCTCCCGCCGCGGTAGTCCCGTCCCCTTCTGCGTGGGATGCCTGACCGTCTGCAGTTGTATAGTAGCCCTCAGCGTGAGCTGCGTTTCTGCTCGCAATTGCATGATCGCCTTCCGCGTGGGAGGTTTGTGCGGTTGCAGCTGTGTTATTGCCTTCTGCGTGGGAGGAATACGCGCTTGCGATTGTATCGTAGCCTTCCGCTACTGAATAATTTCCCACAACTTCAGACGCTTTTCTTTTACCTAAGGAAGTAAACGGAGCTTCTGCGGTTCCGCTTGTGCTCGCACCTTCTGCATAGCCAAAGTGCGCTATTACTTCCTCAGAGCTTCCGGAGTTTTGCACTATGTCAAAACCTCCGCTCGTGATCTTTGTATGCGTGTCTGACGTCTTTCCGAGCGTTATCTTTGAGTCTTCGATTCGGGTTACCTCGACGTTGTCCCGGTACATGCTGACCGCGTCAGAGTTAATCTGCACGTAGTCGGTAAGGTCGTCGGAGCTGTGGACGTGTATCCCGTCGGTGCTGTCGATGTAAGTTATATATTCCGTTGCGGTCTTTCCGCCTTCGGTTACTACGTCCTCCGGGGCAGGGCTCCAGGCGGTCGCTTTGTTGCCTTCTTCCAGCTTAATGTTACGCATCTCCAAATAGTCTCCGGCAGCGCATACGCTTACGGAGGTACTATTGCAGGCGTACTGTATATACCAGCCGATAGCGTCCTCCGGAATTGTAAAGGTATACTCACAGCGCCCGGTCAAGAGGCTTCCGCGGTCCGCCGGTTCGTCGGAGGCGTACCTGTGCAGGCTCTGGAATTGGTCTATCAGTGTCTCGCCGTCAGGTGTAAACGCTACCCACACGCGCAGGTAATAGTTAGAAGTGGCGATAGGTGAGCCGCTTAAGATTTTCGCCGCCCAGTCAAAAGAGAGCGTGTACTCTTTGCCAGGCGTCAGTCCATGCATAGCCATAGTAGACAGAGGAGAGGCTAACCCGAGACGGATAAAAGGCCGCCCTGCAGCTGATATAATATTTCCTATTCCATGCTCTGCGGTGTATACCGTATTATCACTGTTACCGTATGCGAAGCCGCTCGCGGTGTCGCCGTTAATATTCGGCCTTACGTCTCTCGATGCAACGGAAGGCTCGAGCGTATTCCTGATAAGGTTCCGCCCGCCTATCGCTATCTCGTCAATAGCTCCTGTTATCTCGTTAGTGATCGCCTGACCCTGTTCGCCGTTCTGTGCGTAGGTAAACTCTGCTTTATTGTCAAAGCTCCACTGTAAGGCTGTCGTCATATAGCCGCCCTGTTTGTAGCTTTTTGAGGCTACGAGCGCCTGCTGTGCGCCTCCGATCGTGATATAGTCGCCGATCTGGACCGAAGGGTCGCCGATGCTCTCAAGGGAGAAGTTATAAAACGAGATGCCCGAGAGCTGGGAGAGCAGCGTCGCAGGGTCTGCGGTTGTTACTAAAGGATTGCCCTCCAGCGTGATATTGTAGCCCGGAGTCCCTGAGGCTATGAGCGAGTCCGAAGTGTAAGCCCGGACTGCTGCCAGCGTTGGAGTGTGCGGACCGTCTATGTCGAGCTTAACTATCATCCCCTCATCGATAGGGACAGGCGTCGCCGTCGGCTCAATATAGTATAGATAGAGCTCTGTCCCGCTCTGGATCCTCGCGTATACGTTGCATTTTTGCAGTATATAGAGAAGCGCAGACTTATAGGTCTCCTTTGCCGGGTCGATCAATGCGAGATTGGAGGCCGCCACGTTTAAGCGGGTGTTTGCCGTCGTGCTGAAGGTCGCCGTCATGCCGAAGGCGGTCGCTATATTGGTTACGGCTGCCTTATAGGTCGAGCCTGTGAGCGCCGCCGGAAGCTGTGCGTTGAGGAGGTCTGTATAGTCGAGCGCTATTACCTCGATAACGTTCGGGCCTACGTTGTAGTCGATTATGTGATAAGTCGGCAGCGTTACGCTCTCCGTATCGATATTTAAGGAGCCCGTGATCGTTACCGACTCGTCGAAGGTGAACCCGCTAAACTTGCCCTCGAAGTTGTTCAGCGTGAGCTTAAGCTGCGAAGTGACGATACCGCCGACGGTTATAGAGGAGTTCGCGGTCAGTGCCTCGTCTATCTGCAGGCCGCCCTCCATGATGTCGTCATCGGTTAAGTTGAACGAGCCTATCGTGCCGGTGAAGCTGAACGCTCCGCCCTGCGCGACTAAGTTGTGATATGTAGCATTCTTATACATGTTCTCACCTTTCTATAATGTCAAAGCTGATATCTTGGTATATTTTCTTGGCGCTCGTGTACATGTACACCGGAGCGGAGCGGTCGCCGACGTAAAAGGTCTTTGTCGCTGTTGTGCCGGTCATCGCGTCGGGATATTTCACCTTGATATATTCGTTGTTGAATGCGGTCAGGATCTGCGCCGCAGCTGCAGCAGTCACTCCCTTCCAAGAGAGCGAGAGCTTCCGCTTCTGCGTGATGCGCTGCTTATACATGAGCCCGCTCTGCGTCCGTCCTGCGTCGCCTGCAGAAACGTCCTGCAGTCCCCAAGTGATAGAGCTGGGGGAAAACTCCCCCAGCTTGTTATTTGATAAGTCGTAAACTGTAATAATTGCCATGTTCGTCTCCTATGATACGACGACGTTGAAACGCCGGTTCATCAGTGCGTTGCCTGCGTTGGCTGCCTGTGCTACCCTCTGGCTGTCCATGTAGACATTGACCTCTGTCGAGCCTCCGCCAGCGCCGAGGACCGAAGCGACTGCGCTCGCAACGCCTTGCGAGACTGCCGCGACGATCTGATCGTTGTTAGCTACCGCCGTCCGTCCGCCGATAGAGCCGACGAGCTCAGGGCCTGCCTCTCGGGCAAGGAAGAGCTGACCGGTCGAAGGATAACCGCCGGACGCGAAGGTATAATGTCCGCCGCCGGATCCTACAATTTTACCGGTTACTGTGATGTCTGTATTAAGCTTTGCTTTGATCGCGTTAACGATATTGTTTCCGATTACAGAGCCGGCGCCTTCTCCGGTCTTTTTTACTGCGCTCGTTAACGACGCGCCGGTGTTTTTAAAACTAATACCGGGATCGTTGACTTTGGCCTGTACCTTGTTGTTGATATTATTCCCCAAAGTAGCGCCAGCACCTTCTCCGACGCCTCCAACTGCTTTGATTAAGGAGGACCCGGTCTTGCCGAAGCTTGTCCCGGGAGCGTTTACCTTCGTTTGCAATTTATCAGCGATATTGTTCCCAAGCTTCGAGCCGGCGCCTTCGCCTACGCCGGCCACTAAACTCGTCAACTTTGTCCCCATTTTGCTGAAAGTAATTGCAGGTTTATCGATCAGACTCTGGGTCTTCCCTGTGATCTGGCCGGAGATCGTCGTGCCAATAGTCTCGAACGGCTTGCCAGCCTTGGCCGCGCTGTTCATGTTTGTGTTGAATTTTTCAAATTTAATCGCAGAAGTGTCAAGTCCGTTCTGTGTGGCGGTCTTCATTCCTTTGGTGTAAGTCGTTCCGCCAGTTTTACCGTTTTCCTCGAAGCTTTGTTTTAACGCATCAAATGCCGGTTTTAACGCCGGGTTAAGAAATTCAAGGATGTTCTTCAGCGGGCTGTTTTCATACCACGCCAGGAAGGCACCCGTCAGCGCCTTAAAAATCGCCTCGTCGAAGATCTTCTTAAACTCGTTGTATTTCTCTTTGAGTTTCATGAACCCGTCGACGATTAAATAGGCGGCCTTTGCAATTTTCCCCTGCATTTCTTCATTGCTCAGCGCGTCCTTTATCGCTGCGATAAACTTAGAAGCAAACTGCAGCGCGTTCTTCGTCAAATCGGGCAGGTATTTAATGATCGCATTAGCGAGCCCTGTTCCCAGCTTGGCAAGTTTGTCGCTCATCGCGTCCCAGTCAATCTTTGCAGTTAGGTTTTTAATAAATATTGTTACGCCTTTAAATGCGCCCTCGATCGTGTTGATAAAGTCTTTAACACTGAGGTTTTTCAGTGCGCTATTGATCGCTCCGCCGACTTTGTTGGCGAGTGTTTTCCAGTCGAGGCCGTTAATAAATCCGCTCAAAGTTTTCCAAGCAATATTCCAGGGTGCAACGAGAAGCTTGCCGAGGTTGTCCGCGTTGATTGCTTTCGCGACTCCGTTAACAAAGTCCGCCAGCTTCTTGCCGAGGTTCTTCCAGTTGAATTTATCGACAAACGTAACGAGGAAATTCAGCGCTGTATTGATGCCTGCGCCTAATGCCTTGCCGATTTTATTAAAATCGATACTTTTAACAAACTTGTTTAAAACCGTCGCGATCTTAGTCGTTACGTCGGTAACTCTTTTTTGTATGCCTGTATCTCCAAAGACCTTATAAAAGTTTGTTGCCCACTGATTGATCTTCGTCGCCGTGTTCTGCAGTGCCTTGTCGAATTTCGGAAGCCCTGCCTCGACCTTGTCGAGGAAGTTCTTGAAGATCTCGCCGGCAGACTCTCCGCCCGTGCTGACCTCCTCGAACATACTGCCGGCACTGCCTCCTCCGCCGCTTCCTCCGCCGGATCCGCCGGAAGAGCCTCCTGCATCCGGAGCGGGGAGCTTGTTGATCTCGTCGAAGCCGAGGAGCTCGCGCTTGTATGCCTTGGCTGAGTCTGTCGCGTTGTCCATCGCGCCGGCAGCCGCGTCGCCATAGCTTACCGCTGCCTTTTTGACGGAGATATAAGTAGACTTTCCGCCGAGTGCTGCGAAGAATTTACTAACGACATTAACCAGCGAGACGAACTTGTCGACGATCCAGTCGAGGACAGGAGCCAACGAGTTAACCAGAGGCGCCAGGAGTGCCGCGACTCCGTTCTTAGCATTAATAAGTGCGGAGTTAATGCGGTCCATACTGTCGGCGACTGCGTTTCCGCTCGTCTTCGCCCAGTTATATAAATTGTCGAGGTCTCCGCTCGTGATCTTGCTGATCAGTGCCTTAACGCCCTCGACCGCCTTCTTGATCGCGCCGATCAGCGCCACGTTGACCGTCTTCACGACGGTATAAAGGACCTCGGCCATCTTCTTAGCGCCTTCGAGTATCTTCTTAACGATCGCGTCGTGCGCCTCTTTTATTTTTTTTATCGCCGCAATCACTGCAGCGATCGCCGCCAGGATCATACCGATCACGCCGAGCGCGGAATGCAGAGCCGCGCCTGCCGTACGTGCGGCTGTTGCGGTCTCTGCGCCTGCAACAGTTGCCGAAGCGCCTGCCGTCCGGGAAGCAGCCGCAGCCTCTCCCCAGTTGTTGGCAAGCTTATCAACCTGCAGGCCTACGGCCTCGGTAGCCTGTGCCATCGTTCCGCCCATCGCGTCAGCTGTTGCCTTTATCCGCTGTTTTATGTCGTTGAACGACAGCCCCGCCTTCTTGGCATTCTTGGCCATCTCGTCGCCCCAAGCGGCTTTTATTCTTAAGTTGTCTGTATCTGCTTTAAAGGCTCGCACCTTGTCGCGCGCGCCGTTCATCGCTGCAGAAAATTGAGAAGTGTCCGCGGTTACCCGGACTTTCAAAGCTTCTTCCATTTATCCGCCCACCTTTGCGTTGTGTATCGCCGCGAACTTCAAGAAGTTTTTAACGTTCTGCTGATTGCGCTGCTCCTCGGCTTCTTCCTCGAAGAGGCCCGGAAAGACCTGCTCAATAGGAGGAAATTTATTTTTTTCGTTAAGGTAGCGCCCTATAGACACACCGATCAGATCGGCCATTTTGTACATATGTCCGGCGAGGCGCTTCTCATCCGCGTCCCGCCGCATCCTGTACACCTTAAGGAAGCGGTTAACCTCATCGACATCCGCCTCCCAGAAATCAGCCTCCGACATGCCTGCAAACATGGCAGCCTCGCGGAGCGACGTCAAAAACTCGCGGCTTGTTATTTTTTTGCCGGTTTCTTTTTATCTTTTGCTTTGTCTTCTTCCTCCGGGCGCTCAAAGATCCCGCTCGAATAGAAGATCTCCAGCATGAGGTCGAGGAGATCCGCGTACTGATGACCGTCTTCGAGCCACTCGTCGATGATGTCGCAGACGACTTCCTCCGTCATGAGGCTGTCGTACTGGATCGCCGCGTGGATCACTGCGACGATGCTGTTAAACTTCGGGAAGCTGTTTCCGTCTGTGCCCATGATCTCAAAGAGAGAGCTCCCGATCTTTGACTCGATCGCGGGGATCGTCCTGGTGCGAAGTTTAAGCTTATATTCCTTGTCTTTTACTTTCCAAATGTATTCCATGTTTACCTCCAATTATTCAAAAAAAGAGGGGCGCAGTTAACGCCCCTTTTTGTGCTTGTTACGCCCAAGTGATCGCGCTGTTAGGTGTGATGCTCAGGGTATAAGTTAATGCTTCATTTGTGCCCTTGCCGTCGAGTCTGACATGACACTCGCCTGTGAACTGCGCTTTGCTGCTGATCGCTCCGCTTGTACCGTCCGGAAGGCCTACCTGCCAGTTGATCGTGCCACTTAAGCCCTTAAGCGTTGTAAACTGTGTCTTGTCATACAGGAATACGAAGTCTAAGCTGTCGCCATAATCCTCGAGTCCGTTGATGTATGTATGCGCAACGTCGTCCAGTGTGGTAACCTCTACAGTATCGATGTCTCCGCCGATGTCGGGGATCTCCTGCAGGTTGGTGAGGTCTGTGTAATCAGAGCTACCTGTTGCTTTATAGCTGAGCTTAATGCCCTTAGTGAGTAATCCAGCCATTTTCTAGTCCTTTCTAAATTTCATTTTCGTAATATTTCTCGAAGCCCTGCGCTTCATATGTTGAGAGCTTGCATATGAGATCGCCGTACATGAGCTCGTTGCTCGATGCCCGGAAGAATCCCAGCGTCCGCATTTTCTCATCAGCCTGCAACGCATAGCGCTCGAGGTCTGCTACATTGTTCGCCCACGTCTTGATCATGAACTGGACCGCACTGTAGCCAAGCGTCTCCCCGTAGCGTGTATCGCGGTTGCCATACTCCTGCACGGTGAAGCAAGGAGTTGCCATTTCGCCGGATACAAAGCTCTCGTGGTACGCCGGCAGGATCGTCTTGAGTCCCGCTATTATTGGCTTGTAATAATCAATCATTCGAGTGCCCTCCTTACATAATCGTCGAAAATCTGCCCGATCTGTCGCGCGTTGTTCTCCAGTGCCGGGTGCATGTACGGCTGTGGTGGCTGTCCGTTGGTGTAGAAGGCGTCGAGACCTTCCGCCCGCATCATGGCGACGATCTGCTTAGCCTGTTCCAAGGTGTAGCGCTTGTGCGAGGTATTGCCATGGCTCGGTGAGCCCTTGACATATACCCAGTATTTACCGTCGCCTTTATTGAAGACGCCGGTACCATACTCCACATATGGCGCATAGCTTACATTTGTCGAGACTTCCACATAGGACTCGCTGCCCTGGTTAACGACCGGCTGCTTCCGGATCGAGCCCTGCAGCTGGCCGGAGTCAACCGGACAAAGCTCCTTGGCCGTTGCCTCGATGATGTTGCCGCAGTCGTTAAGAGCTGCCTCCACATCGATAGACTCGGAGAGCCGTGCTATCAGACGATCCGCGCCTTCGAGGCGGACCGATACGCTCATGACTTCCTCCGGAGCAACAGCGACGTATATCTAGTAGAGGGGATTATGTATAAAATTCGGTATGTCTCTGTGTCTGTGTTTATGGTGTCGCTTGTTGTTACGTTCTTGTCAGTTGTGAGTGCTATCTCGTCCACTTCTGCATAGCGCGGATCGTTGACGTTGGTCTGGGTGTAGATTTTCTTGTAAATCTTTATCTGACGGGTAACGGCCGATGGCGTGGGCTGTCCGTACTCGTCAACGTCTCCCGAGAGCGTGGAGACGGTTGCGTCCTGCCAGTCCCGATTGATCACGACGGGACTAAAACCTTTCGATAAGCCCGCAGTGGCTTCAGAACTCCCTCGGGATAATCAGCGGAATAGCTGAAGCTCAGCCCGCTGTAGCTCTCGGAATTAAGTCCCTCGGTGTTCATGCGGTTGTAATCGTACACGACAATCCGCGCGATACAGCCCTCGAAGCTCTCTACGGAAGAGTTGCGCGTATATCCTACGGCGAACTCTTTAGCGTTCTCGATCAAGAGGTTAAGCAGGTCGTCCTCTGTTGTGTCCTCCGGATCCTTGCCGAGGAGCAGCTTAACATTGTCAATTAGTGCCATGTCTTAACCTCCTTAGTTGTTATGATGCTACTGTAACCTCTGTAGCGATTGCGGCGGCCTTGCCCTCAGCGTAGGCGGTAGCGTTGATCTTGTCGCCTGCGGTAAGGTTGGCTTTTGCTGCCATTGTCCAGGCTCCGGAGCTCGGGATAACGTCGTACTCTTCGCCGTTGCCGTCGATGACATGTACCAGGAAACAGTCAGCGCCACAGGTGCCGGCGATCGTCTTAGCGTTTTTTGTATAGGTTGTGATTGCGCAGCCTGTAGCCTGAGCCTTTGCGAGCATAAGAAGCTTACTGTTATCCTCGAGTGCAATGATCGCGTAGCGGTCAGCTACGACGTCGTTTTTCTTTGTGTGGATGTCTCTGTCGCGTTCGATTCTTACGCCCGTCTTGACGGTAGCCACTACGGCCTCTTTCTTTGCGATGTAGATAGAATCTTTAAGGACTGCCTTGCTCTCGTAGATCGGGACGCCTGCAACGCTGCCGACGTAGCCGGTTCTCACATAAGCCTCTACATACTTCAGATCGTCGGCGAGTGCTTTTCTGATCCAGGCCTTATTTGCCGGATTGACCAGGGCGAAGAGGTTCTCTTCCTCTTCCGGGAACATTGCCAGCGCGTCAGCAAACAGGTTAAAAAGGTAATTGTTCGCGGTCGTGCTAAAATCGCACTCCAGCGTCCTTACGGATTTGCTGTACTCCGCGATCGCTGCAGCGGTCCATGCGTTAACCATGCTCTCGCCGAGCGTCTGCAGTTTTGTGTCGACCAGCTTCGGATCAGCGAAAGCGTCGTCGTCATACCAGCGAGTAGCGCCCTGTGTACGAACCGCGGTATATTCTCTCTCGATGTATCCAGCATCAATAAATCCGGTGTTCCCGTCTCCTCTTGCGAGTACTTCAGCCGATCCGGTGCCTGTGTAGAGGTGTACTTTCTTAGTAAGTCCCGGTGTCCCCTCGAGGGAATAGTCAGGAGTTAAGAATCTGTTAATGTCCAGTTTGGTAGTAAGGATAGAGTTGATTTTGTCCTGGATGACAAAATTGTCGTATCCTGTAAAAGCGAAATCTGCCATTGTTTTATCCTTTCTGTGTTAATGTTTTGTAAAGCTCTGGATTAGTGTTATAGAGCTCCTGCATCTCCCGGATGCTCATTTTCGCGAATTTTTCGCGAGTGATCGCTTCGTCCGGCGGCAGGTTCTTCTTTGGCGCTGAGGATCCGAGACGGCGTTCTACTTCCTCCTTTACGGACTTTTTGAAGGCCTTCTCGAGCGCGTTGATGTTGGCGCTCATCGTGTCGGCGTCCTCCGCCACCACAAACTCGACCAGTGCCTGGTCAAGTCCTTTTTCTCCGAGGATCTTGCTCGCTTCGGCTGTGTTCTCTGCAAGAGTCAGCCGGCGCTCCTTCTCGATCAGCTGCTGCTCTCGCTGCTCCAGCTCGTACTCATAGCGCTGCTGTGCATTCATGGCGGCCAGCTTCTCAGCTTCGCGCACCTTGCGGTTGTTCTTCTCTTCTGCTTTTTTCAGCGCTGACGTGACCCTGCGGTCCGTTTCCTGCTGGAGAAGAGCATCAACCTCTTCCTGCGTGTAAGTCTTCGGAGTTTCCTGACCCTCAGGAGTTTCCTGAGTTTCGAGCGTTTTGTTGTCTTCCATGTTCTGGTCCTTTCCGAGTTCAGAGGCACAAAAAAAGGGCCTCCGCCCTCTGTGTGAGTTGGCGCTTAAGCGTCCCCTCGTGATTGTTTATTTGTCACGGGTGTCTTACCCGTTAACAGCATTTTTAAGCAGTGCCTCAGCCTGCAGGCGTTTCTTTTCTGCCTGTATCTCCTCGTCTGTCATGCCTGCGAGGTAGCCGAGTATGCCGTTATTGTTGTACGGTGCGATCGTGCACCGACAATTAGGATGAATAGGCGGGAGGTTAACCCCTGCCTCAGCCTTGGCGACGGGATAAGGACCGCCGTCCGCCAGGTTCCTGCAGGTCGTGCACTCCCTTTCCGGTTTGACTCCCGAGCCGGGATAATCGCCGGCGTCGATGATCATGTACTTCTCGATTCCTTCGGCCGCGTACTGGTCGAGCGTGCTCTGTGTCTGGATGTAATTGAGCTCTGTACGGACCAGCCTGTCCGCCCTGTAGTAGCTCGTGTCGAACTCGTCGCGGATCTGCGCGACAACTTCCTGCCGGCTCG